GAATTTGACCATATTGATAGTCATTAAGACCAAGGGTATTGGCCGTTAGCAAACTTGCCCAGGCATCGCCGTATCCACGAGCCAATCCTCCAGCCGATACATTACCATCACCAAAGATAAACTGCCGGCCTTCATTAATTACTGCATAGCCGCCAGCTCCGTATAGTGCATAGCGCCCCATAAACTCAGCCGCTTTTTCTGGCTTACCAGCCTTAAGATTGCCAACCACTTCTCGCAATGCTAACGCCTGTTGCTTGATAACAAAGCCACGCAATGCCCAGAGCGGACGCAGGTTAGGGTTCCTAGCCCAGCCAGCAGGACGACCCGCCGCACTAATTAACTGCTGTTGACCCAAGCCGGCAAACATTAGCTCTTCAATAAGATCTTTGCCTTTGCCTGTGTACTTGCTGTACTCAGTGCCATGAGCCTTTAACTGCTTTGCTATAATGTCTAGCTCTGCGTCGTTAAAGTAAAAGCCCCAGTTATCTGCAAGCCTTCCTGCTTTAGCATCATCTGCCGCGCTAGTAAGGACGCCACGCATAACGCCTTTCTTACCTACAACGTCCATAGCCGCAAAGCCTGACTTCCTCATAAGAAAATCTGCGCTTTGTCTTGCGGCCTTAGCCGTCTTCATCATCCAGTTAGTACCGCCGGATTGAAGCTCGTTTAACTGACTGACAAATTCACCAAACACCTGATTGTTTAAGCCCATCTCTTTTAGATCTAAGTCAGATGGTTTCTTAAACGGTGTCAGCATCCTTGGGTCTGCTTCTTTGATGCCCTCACGAACAGCTTTGCCGCCGTATTTAGCGCCAAGCAATGGAATATCAGCAAGGTTAAGAATCGCAGACATTGGCCCTGCTAAGGTAGTAGCGTAAGCAATAGAGTTAAGTGCTTGAATTAATGGGTGAGGAGCTTTTTCCTGACCCATAATCATGTCTGATACTTGTTTACGCGTGAACTTAGATCCTTCGGGACTAATCCCTCGCTCAAACAATTTAAACTCAAGCTCATCCATAAGTTGATTAGGAGTTAATGGACGACCTCCGTTGCGTTGCACTGCCGCCTCAATGTTTAACTTAAAAGCATCTTGCATTTGGGATAACTGCTCAAGCCTTTGTATACGCTGTATGTCAGATATAAGCGGATTGTCATAGTCAGCTGGCTTAGGAGCGTTTTCGTCGCCACGCAAATAAGAACCACGCGTTCGTTGTTTAAACGCAGGATCATCGAACAGGCCTTCAATCTGCTCGTCAGTAAGCTTCTGCTCTTCTTTTAGTTTCTTTATCTGTTCTTTTGTTAGTCGAGTATGTAAATACGTAAGGTCATCTGAAAAGTCAGCGCCAAATGTTTTTTTGTTCAACTTTTGATTTTTAGCATAGCTGTAAGCTAAGTATTGTTTAAGTATTCCTTTTTGCTCAACTGTTAAGTCTTGAGATAACTCAGACATCAAACGCTCAGTAGCACTAGACCTAATGTTGTCTTCCATTCGCTTAGCTTCTTTAGAGCCTTTAAGTCCAGAAGCCCGAAGCTTTTTGCGCTCTTCGCGAAGCAACCGCATTTGATCTGGATCAATCATTTTGCCTGCGGCGTAATCAAGTAATGCGCCTTTAGCGCGCTCGCTTTCATTGATTGTTTTTGCTACAGGAATTAACTTTTCTGATAAGTCAGAAAACTCTTTGTTTATTGTAAGCAAGGCTTTGGTATCAAACCGTTGAACTAAAGCGCCCACCTGCGGACTAACTTCAGCCCATATTGTGTCTGATACACCGCGAAGGTTTTGGTTATAAAAGTTTTGGAGTGAAGTTTTTAAGCCTCCCCACAATTCGCCAACTGTTTCAGCTTCAGATAAAGGCTTACGACGATAAGCTGGGTTATCTACTTCTTCAAAAAATCGCCGAGCGTCTGCTTGCTGAATGCTATTTGCCTCACCAAAATCTTCTGGGTCTAGCGCCTTGTCAGCTTCAAGATCTTTTTCTGTTTTTAAGCCACCAGCTTTCGATGGCGCTGTTGCTACATCAATTACCCTGCCAAGAGTTAAACCAGTAAGACCGCCAGCGGTGGCGCCAAGAATACGTTGCTCAAACGTTTCTCCGGTTGCAAAGCCATAACCAGCACCTTCAATGCCTAACTGTCCTGCGGCAGATTTAATGCCTAACTTACCAAGACCTCTAGCTAAGCCAATGCCCGTAGGGATTGTGGCGGCAAGCTCTAATGGTACGGCGTATGTAGCTAAGCTAGGGTTTTCTCGCTTAAATCGCTTGCGAGCTAATTCATACTCATCTTTGGCCTGTTGATAAGACGCATCACTTGTTGCGGCTTCTGCTACGGCGGCAAGCTCACCCAACAATCCAAGCGTAATGCCCTCTCCAACCTCAACAGCCAAACCTTTAACGCGCTCTTGCTCCATCTCGTCAAGAAGCTGAAGCGATTCTTTGGCGCTATCAGGAATGACTATTAGGTTTTTGTAATTAACTGCTGGCTTTGCTTTTGCCTCTTTAGCTTCTGGCGCAACTACAATCCGATCAAAATCTACTTTGCCTTTAGGCCTTTCACTATCCTGATAAAACGGACTTAAACCTTGAGCTATACGTTTTTCAGCATGAGCCTTTGCTTTTTGTTGAACGCTAACAGGAACATTCCCATCTTTTAAAGAGTCAATTTCGTCATTTGTAAGTCCGGGAACTAACGTTGGAATGTCGACTTCTTCACCATCAATTTGTACGCCAATGCTAAACTCGGTCATCGTTCGGCCTTCGTTATCTTTTATTTGGCCAAGAAATCCTCTGTTAGATTTTCTTGTTCCATCAGGGCGAATCATTGAAGGATCATCCTTTTCGGTTTCATCCTCTTTAATCATTTCTTTAGCCATAATTTACCTACTAAAGATTAAAGCCTGATCTTGAAGTAAGACCTACGCCTGTAGTTGCGCTTAACTGTTCTTTTTTCTGTCTAGCCTTTCGTTTTTTATTCTCTTCACGTTCATAAAGCATAAGCGCACGATCAGCGTCATCAGGGTTTGATAGATCAAAATAGCCTTCATCATCGGGAGTTAGCGGTCTATCTTCGTCTATCATTCCAGCTTCAAACGCGGCTCTACCTCTAGCGGCATTAGTGCTTGCGGCAATATTAGCAAGAGCGCCTTGCCTAGTTGTTTCAATCGTAGCTTTCCTGCGTATCTCAGTTTGCATATCCTCAAACTTCTTAGGAAATTTCTTCTTAAGATAATCGGTAACAATGCTAGATATTTCAGCCGGGCTAGCCCCTTCAACCTTATTTAAGAAAAACTCTAACTCTTCAGGATCTTCAAGAATATCAGCTACCTTATCTGATATATCTTGATAGAAAGGAAGATCTTCGATATCGCCTTCTTGGACAATTTCTTCAAGCGTTTCTATAACATAAGCTTTAGCAAGACCAGCAGAAGCTGGATCTAGTGGGCGCAACGCAATATCAAGTTCTTTCTGAAACTTAGTTTCTTTAATTTGGTTTAGTCGTTGCCTATCTGTTTTAATCCCATTGGCTGTATCGCCGCTAGTCTTAAACCCAAGATCAGTAATAATTTTCTTTTCTTCTGCGGTTAAAGGCGCTCGCTCATTTAATTTGTCTATTAAATCTTGGCGCTCAGTCATTACTGTTAACACTTCTTTTTCCAATACGTCTACTTGCTGGCTAAGACCCATATCTCTGTATCGTTGCGCTCTTTCAGTAAACTGTGCTGTTCCTACAAACTGAGCAAGATCACGTTTCATTGCATTTGTTTCTGCAACTTTTAATGCTTCGTCTTTTGTAAGTTCTGAGATTCGAGCATTTCGTCGTGTATTTTTTGCGCCAACAACAACAGAAGAAATTTGTCTTAACTGATCAACTCTTTGCTGAACCGCCTCCATAACAGCATTTTCATTCTCTGTTCTAGCATCACCCTTTTCTTTTAAATCATTCAAAAGATTTTCTGCTTGAATAAGATCGGTAATATTCCTTTGGTCTTTTGCTGTTTGGGTTGTTTCTTGAAGTGCTCCAAGCTCACTAATTTTTTTCATCAAATCAGATCGAACAGTTTCGCTTGTTTCATCAGTAAGCATTCCTGAAAGTCTTTTAGATGCCGCAGTAACGCCAGCTACATTTGCATCTTCTGAAGAACGCAAGCCTTGTTCGTAAATAGTGAATGCCTCAGTTTCTCTTTGCATTCTTTCTTGCCTAGCTTCTTCTTCTCTTTGTCGACTGGGCATTGAGCCAATTAGCATGCCAACATTTGATACTTGGTCTGCAAACGCAGGTTGCGTTAAGGATCTAACAAGATCTCTACCAAAACGTGCCATTGTTAATCTCCTAAATTGTTAGCTTTGGAATGCCAATATTGTAATCGCCACCTAAAGCACCGCTTAATAATCCACCACCAAGTGCGCCAGCAAGGTTTGCTTGACCCAGCGCAGAAGCCAATAGCATATCAATGCCAGATGCTCTGGCCTCTCCAAACAATCCAGCACCGTATAGCTGTGCTTGTTGCTGTTGTGCCGCCGCAGTTTGCCCTGGTGACAATGCGTTAATAAGCTGTTGCTGTGGTAAGTAAGCGCCAGACAATGCGGCCATACCTAACTGCTGTTGACCCGCTGTAAGCGCCTGACTGCCACCCATTAGACCTTGACCTGCTTGCATTGCTTGCAATGCTTGAGCTTGCTGAGCCGCACTAAGACCTTGCGCTTGACCTGCAAACTGCGTTCCAAGCCCAGCATACTGTGCACCAAGTGCCGCTTGTTGAGCCTGTTCTGCTTGAGCTTGACCCATAGCACCTAGCATAGCTCTGTTTTTAGCTTCTTCTTGAGCTTGAGCTAAAGCAAGTTGCTCGGGAGTCCCGCCATATTGCGCTGTACGAACACCTAAACGACCCTGTGCCGCTAGTCGCTCTTCTAAGCCAAGTGCCTGACGCTCTTCTTCAGGGCGTTGTGCGGCTCTCATGCGATCATAAATAGCGGCTTCACGGTCAACGGTAGGCATTCCAGCCTGAGTCATAAATTGACCGCCAAGACCAAACGCTTGCGTAGATGCCGCTCTAGTAGGATCCATGCCAAATACTGGCTGACCCATTAAAGACTGACCTGCACCAAGAGCGCCCATGCCAGCTTGTTGTAGCTGAGCCGCGCCGGGAGTTGGTTGCCCAAGATACTGTCCTGCCTGACCAAACAATGCCTGCGATAAAGCCTGCTCTTGTGGCGAGTACTGCATCGTTGTAGACATTTGGCCGGTAGTTGGATCTTGTGTTACTCCAAACCTACCGCCTGTGCCAGTAGTAATTGTGTAAGGCCGAAACTGTGCTTGACCTATTTGCTCTTCAGCAAGCTCGGTTCCTAGCTTTAAGCCGCGTTCACCAATTTTGCCAAGATCACCATATGCACTAGCAAGTAACCCAACACCTGCACCACCTGTTAACCATTCCAACATTAGTATGTACCCCCATCAATTGTTCCTGTAGACAGAGTGCCTGTAAACGTCAGTGCAGGAATTGTTACTGTGCCTGTAAACGTAGGAGAAGCAGTGTCCGCCTTCGTAGCGATAGCTGTAGAAATAGCGTCGAATTCTGTTTCAAATTCAGCGCCCTTAATAATTTTGCCGCTGTCACCGGAAGGTAGACTGTCTTTCGCGGCAAAGTCTGTGGTCTTTGAATAGTTACTCATAGTACTTTACCCATTAGTGCTAACACGTTGATCTCTTGGAGAGACAGTCCCGATCCGTCTATGTCTGCTTCCAACCCAATAGTAATGACACCACCACCTCCTGTCGTGTTAATTCCACGACGAGATGTCAAATCACCACCTGTAAACTCTGCTGTGCTGTTAAATTCTGATTCGTTGTAAAACGCAGTTACCTGATTACCTACGGTAAATTCTGCCGTCTGAAAGAATGTGTCAAAGTCATACGCCCACTTAAGAAACAAAACAGCACTGTTTGCACCAACGATGGTAGGACGCAACTTCTTAAGGATCTTAAGACGCGAAGGATCGCCAAAAGTTAAACCCGGACTGTAATACTTAAAACGATAAGGCTCGCCGTTATCTTCATACCCTGAATACTCGCTAATACCTTCTCCATTTCCTATGTATAACGAACCATTCTCAAGTCTGCCGTATGAAGTAAAGCCTGTGCCTGGCCATCGAGTAACCCTAAATGCGCCATTATCTATTGTTCCCCTAACATCAAAACAATACGTGGTGTCTTGGTCAGTAAAGGTTAATAAGTAAAAGCCTTCTTCTGGGCTGTAAACGG